AAAGTGATAAAGAAGTTATAGATGCTTTCTACGATATATACAAATATAACTTACAACAAGAGCTTTTAACATTAGAAGAATGTCAATGGGATTTAGAAATAGCTGAAGAAGAAGAACAGTATCTAGCCTGCGCAGGTATATTTAAAGCTATGAATAACTACCAAGCTATTAAAGATGAGAAGTTTAATGAGTTACTAATGGAGATTATCACTAACACAGAATAAATAAAAATAGTTATCTTATTATGAATAGTAAAGAAATAAATAATTCTACTAGATGCACAGATATTTGCAACTACAATAATGAATGTATTATGGTTAAGGATAATTACTCTATGTGCCATTATTGTGGTGCAAGAGGAAACTTAAAATCAAAAGTTCAATTTGCAGATTATAGTATTGGAGAAAAACTATATTTGATAGACAATGGTGGTGGTGGACACAGACATTCCTCATTTGAGTTGATTGGTGTTTTTAGTGAGAAAACTGAAGCTCTTGAGATGTTGTGTGAAGAAAATTTGTGGGGAATTAAAGAGATTGAGTTAAATAAAATAAAAAAAAGTTATTTATATCCAAATGAGTAATTCAAAAGAAATAAAGCCTACTGATGGCAGAAAGGGCAACTCTAGGAAGAAATCTATACCTAAGTTGCCTATACCAGAAAGAGAAAGGTCTAATAAGCCAATGCTTAATCAAGCAAAGAAAAGCAGAAAGAAACAATATGCAAAGAAAGCTATCAAGAATGTATTTGGTAGTGAAGTTGCTATGTTTGAATCTATGGCTAAGAAAGCTAAAAAAGGTAGCTATAACCATATGAAGCTACTTACTGATATGATGTATTCAGAAGATAAAGATAATGTAGGAACAACTGTTAAAGCTCCTATTATAAACTTCTTTGGAGATAGTGATGTAAGTAAGAAAGTTAAAGATAAGATTATAGACGTAACACCTAAAGATGAGTAAATTAAGCATACACAATAAATACATACCACTATTTAAAGAACCTTCAAGATACTTCGTTGTAACTGGAGGTCGTGGTTCTGGTAAATCATTTAGTATTAACGTATTTCTACTTAACTTAACCTATGAGAAAGGTCATAAGGTTTTGTTCTCACGTTATACAATGATTTCTGCACATACATCTATTATACCTGAATTTATAGAGAAGATTAACCTAATGGGAGTTCACGAAGACTTTAGGATAACTAAAGATGAGATAATGAATCTAAAGACAGGTAGCTCTATAATATTTAAAGGTATTAGAACCTCATCAGGTAACCAAACAGCAGCACTTAAATCATTAAACGGTATTACAACATTTGTAGTAGATGAAGCAGAAGAATTAGTTGACGAGGAAACATTTGATAAGATAGACTTCTCTATACGTTCACAACTCAAACAGAACAGAGTTATTTTAGTAATGAATCCGACAACTAAAGAGCATTGGATATATAAACGTTGGTTTCAATCAGAAAATGTCTTAGGAGGCTCTAATATGAGCTTAAATGATGTAACTTATATACATACAGACTACAGAGACAATAAAGATAACCTATCAGAGTCATTCTTACAACAAATTATGACAATGAAAAAGAAAAGACCAGATAAGTATGAGCATCAAATACTTGGAGGTTGGTTAAATAAAGCTGAAGGTACTATAATAAGAAAATGGAGAGTAGGAGATTACATCCCCACAGAACTAACTTGTTATGGACAGGATTTTGGTTTCTCTGAGGATTTAACGACCCTAATTAAGATATCTGTAGATAAAAATGCTAGAAAGGTATGGGTTAAAGAGATATTTGGGCAGAAAGGCTTAAATACATCACAAATATATATGAAGAATAAGTCAGAATGTGGTTTAGACTTAATTATATGTGATAACTCAGAACCCAGACTAATAAATGAATTAAAAGTATTGGGTCTTAACATAAAACCTACTATAAAGAAGAAAGGTAGTATATTGTCTGGTATAGCTTTAATGCAAGATTATGAGATAATAGTAGATAGAAACTCTCACGGTATTATAAGAGAGATTAACAACTACGTTTGGAAAGATAAAGGAGAAGTGCCTGTAGATAAGTTTAATCACTATATGGATGCAATGCGTTATGCAATGATGTACTTAATACAGGGCATAAACTCTGGCGTCTATACAATTAGATAAGACGTTTAATATAAAGGGGTATGTTTAATATGAAGGGGTAACTACTTCCAACCCTCTTCAATCCACCAATCACAATTCGGATATAAATCAAGTAAATCATTTACAACCTTGTCAATTAATTTTGGCGAGGTTTCTGCGTTTAATATGAAGGGTTTAAGTTCTGTATTGGTCTGAATGAATAAAGTTTGCATTTGTCTTATGTTTAATATGATGCCTTATGTTTAATATGAAGGGGTGCGTTTAATATGATGGGGTAATTTTGGTTTTTGTAACTATTCTAAATAACTTATATAGAATGATTATAAATTGTGTAAAAATAGTAATATTAAATATATTTTTTGTATACGTCATTTTCATAGCACAAACATACAATTTAAAAGATCTTATTTTAAACAAAAAAAGTTCTTTAAATGTTTGGTAGATTAAAAATATTGTTGTACGCACGTACCTTATGTTTATAAATTATATAAAAAGTTTTTTTAATTTATAGTTGATTATTGAAAAATGTTTTGTAGATTTGTACCCGTAAGGCAACTAAGCCACATTAAAACCAAATAAAATGAATTTAGAGCAAAAAATAAATAAAATGAATTTAGAGCAAAAAATAAATAAAATGAATTTAGAGCAAAAAATAAATTATTTAGAAAATCAAATATATCAAACAACTTTAAACAATTTAAAACCAAACAAAATGACAAAAATTAAAAGAGTATTAAAAAAAGCAAATGAAGTATTAAAAGAATGTGCAAAGGGTGCATCTTATGCAATTAGAAACTAAAATTATTAACTATAAAATATTAAAATTATGACTAAAGAAAACAGAAAAGAAATAAACGATTTAAACGAACAATACAGAAAGTTACACCTTGAATTGTTAGAAAATAAAATGTTTGATATTGCGAATAAATTAAGTTCTATATATTACAAAGTTCAAGGATTAAATTATAAAGACGGTATGGACTTTATTAATGAATTATACAAAAAATAATAATAACTAAAAAAAATAAATAATATGAATTATATTGAAACAACAAACACCAGAAGTATTTTTGTTAAATATTTAGGACCTACAAACTACAAAGGTTCTAGAATTAAGTTAATAGACAAATACAGAGATAATGAAAGTAAAACATTTTCATATAGTTATAAAACTGGTAGTGTATTACAACAAGCTATTGATATATTGAAAAGTAATGGAGCAAATATTGTATGCCGTTCTAGTATCACAGACTATTACATAATTAATATAGAAAACTGGGGTGATGAATTTTTAAATATTAAAGACTTAAATTAATATGACTACAAAAATAAGTATATCAACAGCGGTTAAAATATTGAATAGTAACAAAGACTTTATATTTTACAAAGTTGAAAATGAAAGACTAAAAGTTGAAAATCAAAGACTAATTGACTTTACCCTCACAAATGATATTAGCCGTTTTAGAGCTAGATATAACAATAAATTTAAAATCTTAGCTGATATTAAAAAACAAATAAAAACCAATCTTAAAATACAATTATAATGAATAAACAACAAATAAAACAATTAGAAGTAATTTCAAAAAGCATTAACGATATAATTAAGTTGTGCAAAAAACAAAGTAAAAGCCCAAAACACTATTTAAGAGATAGGAAGTTGAAATGGAATATACAAACACTAAATAGCTGCTGCATTGAAATGAATAACTTTAATAATTACCTATTGAATAATAACTTTAAAAACATATAAAAAAATGGATAACATAAACAACCTAATAGATGCACACTATAACGAAATAGAAATAAATGATTTTAATTTTTACAATGATTTTAATAACAATATAAACCAATAAAGATATGATAAGAGAAAATATAATAAATAAAAAATACACTAATTACAATCATATTGTATATATGTGGGAACAAAAAATGATAAGTAAACAAGAGTATAAAATACTAAAAGATAATTTCAACAAACTAAATAAATAAAGATATGAACGAGCTAATATACGAGGGTTTAAAAATAGAGTATAACGGGTACACGCTCAGTGGCTTATACTCTTACACCATAAAAAATACAGGGGATACAATATATTTATCTAAAACAAAAATAAAACAATTAACAATAAATAAGTAAAGATATGACTAAAAAAGAAATACTAGGAAGGTTAAAAACAAATTTAGCACCTAATAAGAGAAATGAATTATTGAGAATATATAACAAACTAAATAAATAAGATATGACGAGAGAGAGAAGATTTGAAATATTAGGGTACTGCAAAGATTGGCAAGATACAGTACCTACAATGAGTTTAAAAGAATGTTTTGACGCATTGTTACAAGATAGAATGATAGCTAAAAAAGAATTCAACTATCTTATTGATTGGATAACTATATAAATAACAAACCTTTTTTATATAACTAAATAGCCTCCTAACGGGGGTTTCTTTTATGCTTATCAGCTAACTAAAAAGTACTGCAAATATTTGAGGGAATGTATATGAAATAAGATAGGTATATATATGAGGGTTAAAACCAATCGTTAATATCATACAACAGCCTATAATAACAAACCTATACTAACATACCAGATAAATAATTAAATAGCTTAGAGAGGCTTAGAATAGCTTATATAGTATATGACAAATAGGCAGTAGATATATTTGGTAGTGTCATATTGACGTAAAACAAAGGTTGGTAATGTGTAGTAAGTCGATTAGATGAATTTAACGTAAATCCAGATGTTGCTATGTGTAGTAATCGATGGTTGCAAATTCAACAAATATTCAATGAAATAATTTATATTAATAAAAATACGTAATATGTGAAATGTTCTATAGGGGTGTTTTTGTGTATATGTAACTTACTGGTTATCAGTCTTAGGCAAATAATTCTTGTCGCACAATTACAGATATATGCGACATTTTTAGGTTAATCTACTAAAACGTATCGCTTTTTCATATAACTTTTAGTAAACCCATTCATAAAATACCATACTGCATTTTGTTTCTTGTTTACTTTTTCTGCGAATGTAATGTAATTGTGCCTCTCTATTTTACCAGTATGTGTGTCTAAGACTTTTCTAAAAGATGATTCTTTTGGCTTGTTCTTAGATAGTACATATCTTCCATATAACTTAGTCCTGTTCTCGGTTAGAAGATTATTTAAAGAGCTTTTAGTTGCGTTGAGTATAGTCAATAAATTACTCTTAGTATCTCTTATAACCTCCTCTGTTTTTAAATCAAATATATCGTACTTGGCATCGTTGAATATAAACTCCTTATTAAGTTTAGGTCTGTACTTTGTTATAAGCCTCTTTTCTATTTTACCTAAAGATGATTCTCTTAGCACTGTTTTGTATAATACGGAGTCAAAGTTTTTACTTTTGATATGTGAATTTAACCTGCTCAATAAGTTGCCATTACTCATACCTATATACACCAGCTCATTATCTTTCATTAGGAAGTAAATAAACTTATCTATTCCAGAATTATTTAGGCTTATTATTTTAGGAAGATTAAATTCAGAGTACAAACTCTTATCAAAAGGGTATTTCTCTTCACTTATAGATATTCTGTTTACTACAGACATTCTCTTAGAACTCTTCTTTATATTACTAGCGTCTGTTCTTTTCTTTTGACAAGGTTTACAGTGACCACTCTTATACCTGTCAGTTTCTTTGTTGCAATTACTACAATACTTCATAAGTTATTTTTTACATTATTACGCAAACATACAAAATTAAAATGACATACGCAAGTTTTAAGCCTTATATCTTTCTACTGTTCTTATTGCTATCTCTAATATTTCAGCTATATCTTTATTACTTATGCTTGGTTTTAGATTTAATATCTCTCTAACCTTCTCTTTAGTCTTTACTTTAGCTTCTCTACTTATCTCTCTTATCTTAACATCTATATCTAAGCTTCTTCTCATATCTGCTAAATACTTTTCTTGTCTTTGCTTATATTCTTTATTCCAATTATATGTATGATGATGTATCCAACTCATAGGTTTATTATAATCTTCAAAGTTACTTATGTAATGCCTAGACCAAATATCATCTGGTTTAGACATCCACACAAACTCATAACCATCATATATTACTTTATGGTTAGTTACTTCTTTAAGGTTCTTTAATTGTTCTGTAGTCCAGTTAGTCATATTAATAATATATATAGTTAAACAACTCTCTACCTAAGAACTCTATTATTTTAAATCCTGTGTAAACCATAGATACTGTTGTATATAGTATTACAAATAATGTTTTATATCTCATATCTTAATTTGTTAAATGTTTTTGTCTTATAATTCTTATTCTTAACTTTAACTGTAATTCACTTAGGTATGCTAAGCTTAGATAGTAATTAATATCTTTAACTTCTGTAGAGTGGTCTATAATATAATCTATCATCTGTCTTCTATACATATCTTATAATTTATTAATTCTTTCTTTTGCTATCTCAAAATACTTATTATCCATTTCTATACCTATGAAGTTTCTTTTAGTATTAACACAAGCTACACCTGTACTACCAGAACCCATTGTGAAATCTAAAACAGTTTCACCTTCGTTGGTGTAGGTTTTAATTAAGTACTCCATTAATGGTACGGGTTTTTGTGTCGGGTGCAATCCTCTTTGTTGTTTGAAGTCTAAAACTCTCTTTGGTAATCTATCCCCTTTGTTAATTGTTGTTGTTGTTTTTGATTTAGTTCCTTGTATTTCAAATGTCCTTTCTTTTTTATCTCTAGTTATTGTGTAAGGTTTTCCTTGCGTCTTTTGAGGATTATATAAACATTGTTTTTTATAAAACACGCTAATTATCTCAATGTCATTTAATGGCTGTTTTTTTGCTAAAAAAGGGTTTACTCCTTGTGGTTTTCTGTAAATCCAATCATACTTATAATTTTTAATGTTGCTCATTCTTAAAGCACTACTAAACGGCTCACTACCAAACAATACTATTGCACCATTAGGCTTTATTATCCTGTTAATCTGTTCCCACATAGGCTCGAAGGGTATCACGCTATCCCACTTACAAGCTGTTGTACCATACGGAGGGTCTGTTATAATAGCATCAATGCTACCTGAAGGTATTAACTTCATTTGTTCTAAACACTCTCCTTTTATTAAATTTATCATATCTTATAGTTTACCAGTTAAATGTCTTTCTAATCCCGCTAATGCCCTCCAAGCTACTTTGGCTAGGTGTAATGTACCATCATCATCTATAGGGTTTATAGTGTGGTCTATTAGGTGTCTAGTTAAAGCATCGTACTCATCTTTAGACTTATCCATATCCCAATGTAACGGTTTGTCTGGATGATGTTGGTCATTACCTGCTTGACTACACTTAGCAACCTCTTTTAAGGCATTTGGAAAGTATTTTAATACTCCACTAAATACTGGTGTAGCTTTTCTCTCTTCTGCCTTTAGAATAGCATCTGCTACTATCCTTGAGTCTGTGCAGGAATAAGAAGGGTCTAGTTCTTCTGTAGGTTTATTAAAACCATTAAGCATATCTTGCTCGTAGTGTTCTCCAGTATTACCATTTTGCTCTATAGTTCTTATTCTTCTTTCGTGTTCTGCTGATTCTAGCATCTCTATTTGTTTTTCTCTTGTATTCATTATCTTATTATTTTTAGTATTTTATTTAAATGGTTTAAGTCTTTCTGCATTAGAGCATTAAAAACTTCTCTTCTTACATCACTTATAACACTTTTTTTAGCTAACCTACTATTTTGGTATGTATCTGTAGCTTCTACTATAGCTCTTAGTTCTGTATAGTAAGATTTATACTTAGGCATTACTTCTAAATCATTATCTACTACTTTTATAGAATGTATAACGTTATCGTGTTTCTGACCAAATAAGTCAGCTATATCCTGCAAAGTCATACCAGTAAGCTCTCTTATTATCTTACAAGCATACATTCTAGGTCTAACTATATTAGTTTTTCTACTCTTTACTCTACAATCAGTCTCGAAGTATTTGTTTACTTGTGTTATTGTTTCTTTCGCTATCTCGTACTGTTCCTTTGTCATATTCTTCTAGTTTACAATAGCAACCGCCAATCCTAAGATGGCAGTCGCATATTCTTTGTTGCATATTATATTTCATCTATTTGAGCTTGAGCATTCTTTAAGTACTCTTCTTTATTAGTCTCGTAATCACTTAAAAGACCTTCTATAATAACTAATTCATCTAAATCTAACTTAGATATAGTACTTATTACAGAATCTATCTTATTTAGTATATTAGTAGTCATTTCTGGGTCTGATTGATATACTGAATCAAACTCTTCTCTTACTATAGGTTCTAACATACCGTTAACCCTATTTATCTGCTGTTTTAAGCTACCTTTGTATCTATTTGTTAATACTAGCTCTTCGTTAGCTTCTAATAGCAACTGAGAGGTTAATACTGACTTTAAATAACTAATTGTTTCTTTACTTACCTCCATTATAATCCTGTGTTTATGTTATTATCCATTACTTGTATTATATGTCTATATACACTTTTCTCTTGTTCCCCAATTAAATCAACTCCGTTTGCGAAGAATCTAAAGTGGTCTTTCTTGTCTGTTGCTCTTAATTCAAATTTATTCATCTTTACTGGTTTTAATTATTAAACTTAATTCTCTTTGATATGCTTCAGAAGCATCTTTTTCTTTATTAAATAAACCTATACACTTACGCTTTCCGTTTATGGTTATTTGAGCTCTCCACTTGCTCCTAGCTTTATCCCAATTAACACCTGTATATTTACTTGTACCTTTCTTAATATCTTTAACGGTGTTAAACCTTTGAGTTACAATTCTAAGGTTGTCTAACTTGTTATTGGTTTTGTTGCTATCAATATGGTCTACAACTATCTTACGACTACCAATCTTATGGTTTAAGAACTCAATAGCTACAAGTGTATGTATCTTTACGGTATAACCTTTACCTTCATTAAAAAGTACAACGTGAAAATAACCGTTAGCGTCTAAGTTTTCTTTTAATATTTTTTCTTTAACAGTCTTCCCAGTAGAACTTAACCTTTTTAGGCTTTTTACTCTACCTAAACTACTGACTTGATACTTACCTTCGTAACCCTTAATATCCTTAAATATCTCCATTTCTATTTGATTTTAATTGCATAACACTTCTAAAAAAATGTTTATCTTGCACTAAGTTGTGCTTTATAAACTTCTCTATTAAATAATACTCAGATAAAAACATCTCTAGTGAGTATCTAATTAATTGCTCGTTATCAGAACCTTTCTCTTCTATATGTTTAAGGAAATGATAACTTCCGTCAGTATCTTTCTCCATAAATACTGTTACCTTACTTTTGCTATTTTCGTAACTCGCCAAGTCCTCTACTCTCATAATTTTAGTTTTTAATTGTTAATAGGTTGCAATAATACGAAAAATAAATGACATACGCAAATTATCTTTCATAATAATCTAAATAATCTTGTGTTTCTTGTATTTCTAATGAATCTCTCATATAGACTGTATGTAATTCTACTACATAATCAAATAGTTCCGTCATAGCTTTAGATTGTATAGGTAATGGCATATCATCTGCCTTAGAATACACTTCTATGGTAAATAAACAATCCCAAGAGGTAAACCTTACATCTACGTCGTATTCTCCGTCTGAATACACTATATCCACTCCTTCGTGGTCTATTTCTGGATGTATTCCTTTTACTGCTTCAATAATTTCTTTTTGTGTCATCTTTTTTTCTTCTTTTTAATTAAATAATCTTTTTCTGGTATGCCTTCTATATTAGTAAACCTAGTTTTTAACTCCATTCTAGCAAAAGACTTTCTTAATCCATCACTACGAACTATTGTATCTATAGAGTTAATAATATACCTGCCTGTACACTCTGTTTGTACTATCTCGTATATCTGATTGGTATTCAGACACTTAAACTTCCTAAATGTTATTATATTGTTTGAATCTAGTAATTCCATATGCAATACTACGAAAAATAAATGACATACACAAGTTTTAACACACTTATTTTAAAAATAGTTATCTTATTATACAAAAATAATATATGGACAACGGTTTTAATTTAAGTATTCCTAAGACGTTAAGAGGTGTAAAGCTGCATCAGTGGGTTAAATTTATGGAAATCCACCAGAAAAACAAAGATAATGAAACTTCTGAGTTTTTAGATAAGAAAATGATTGAAATATTATGTGATGTAAGCTTAAAAGAACTAGCATTAATACCTATAGCATCATTTGACACTGTTTTAGCTCATTTATACGACGTTTTAAACACTGAAGTAGATTTAGTTAATACATTTAAAATGGTAGGCTCTGATGGCGTAGAAGTAGAGTTTGGTATTATACCTAACCTAGATAAAATGACTTATGGAGAATGGGAAGACTTAGAAAACTATATATTTGACCAAAAGAATCTACATAGAGCAATGGCTGTACTATACAGACCATTAGTATATCAAATAGGAGGTAAATACAGAGTACATCCTTATCAAGGTACTGAGTTCTACGCAGATTTAATGAAAGAGATGCCAGTAGATATAGCTTTAGGTGCTAGGGTTTTTTTTTATCGTTTAGTGAAAAAATTAGGGAGCTATACAATGGACTCTATACTCAAACAATATCAACAGGAGCAGAAAGAGGGCAAGGACTCTCACAAGCATTCGGAAAAAAGTGGGGAGGATATCAAGCAATATTTGCTCTTGCAGAAGGAGATGTCAGAAGAATTGACGAAGTTACAAAACTCCCACTTCATCAATGTTTAATGTACCTAGAGTTCGTTAAAGAGAAGAATGAATTAGAAAATAAGTTAATAAAACAAAGTACAAGATAATGAAGCACGTTTACGACATATTAGATGTATTAAGAGATGAGTTAAGAAGCCATCCAGCTGTAAATACGGTCTCCTACGGAGACATCACTGACTTAGATTTAGATAAAACGACAATGTTCCCATTGTCGCATCTACTAATCGATAGTGCATCTTACGGAGAAAGAACTGTAACATTCAGTATAAAAATATTATGTGCTGATATAGTAGACTATAATCAATCAGAAAGCCAATTTGATGAGTTTTACGGCAATGATAACTTACACGATGTTATGAATACACAGTTTCAGGTAATTAACTCACTAATAATGAAACTTAGAAGAGGAGATTTGTTTAAGTCTAATTATCAAGTAACAAGCACACCTTCGGCAGAGCCATTTAAAGAAAGCTATGGTAATGTGTTAGCAGGATGGACTACTCAGGTAGATATAGAGATACCTAACGCAATAGCTATATGTATCGAGTCAGGAAGCAGTAGTAATAATAGCAGTAGTAACAATAATGGTAGCAGCAACAATAATGGAAGTAGTGGTAGTAGTGGTTCAGTACCTGTAGTTACTCGACCTACAACTAGGTTTGCTCAATTAGACTCGCAATTTAGCTATCAAGTAATTGCTACAAACAATCCTACAAGCTACAGCGTGTTTAGTCCACCAGAAGGGTTGGTAATTGATGAGTCTACAGGTTTAATCTCAGGTGTAACTACTGGAGATGCTAGACTAGATTCTATGTCGGTTAAAGCTGCAAACCAATATGGCGAATCCGAATCTGTTCTTATAGGTATTAGAATGATTGAAGAAGACCCTACTGTATTGTTGCCACCAGATGAATTAACAGCGACAGACCAAGGCTTTGATGTTAGTACTGGGTTTGAATTTAGATTAGGATGGAACTACCCTCCTTATACTGGAGATATAACTATAATAGAGATATACAGAGATGGTGTTTTAAAAAGGACTGAAACTAATACGGTTGGAGGAAGTCAGCAAACTGCTACGGTTAGAAAGAATCTTAGCAATGTTCCAACGTACTCATATACAATTAGATTTGGAGATAGTGAAGGTAACTTCTCTGAAATGTCTGAACCTTTATTAGTAGATTTATAATAGATGAATAAGAATAATCTAAAAAAAGCACTAGAAGAACTAGTTGTAGAGTATAAAAAGAAGCTTTCAGCACAAGCTAAGATAGATAAGACTCACGCAACAGGTAGATTTGCTAAGTCTTTTAAAAGTAAGGTTACCGAAGATGGTTTTGATATAACATCGGACTTAAAGTACTCAGGAACTGTTGATGGAGGTTCTAGATCTGCAAGAACTAAAGATGATGGTATTGCTAAAAAGGATAGAATTAGAGAATGGGCAAGAATGAAAGGTTTGAGACCTTACAGAAAAACTAAAGCAGGAGGAACAAAGTTTGTTAAAATAACTGATGCATCTATGAAGTCAATGATCTATATGATATCAAAGACTATTAGAGAAAAAGGAACAATAAAGAGGTTTGGATACAATAAAGGTAGTGGTATCTTTGACACAGTATATCAATCTATAAGTAAAAAAGTAGGTGTAGAAATAGGATCTGCTTACAGTAAGGATATACAAGAAGATTTAAGAAAAATGATAGATAAATTTAATACAAATAGATAATATGGGATTAATATTAACAAGAAGTCCATTTCACATAGGTAGAGGTAGTTTAGACGCTAATGCTTCGTTAACCGTTCAAGTAGGTTACGTTGAGGAAGGTTATTTTCAGATAGACGAAACTTACACTTTAAATTTTAGGAATAATTATTATCTAGACATATCTCCTTTAGTTAGAAGCCATATAGGAACTTCGTATAATTACAGTACTACTCTTGGTAGATATACTTCAGATACCAATAGAGTTGATTCTTGTTATGTATCTGTAACGTTATCTGGAAACAAAAATGATGTAGCTCAAGATGATGTAACTACCAGATATTCGGCAACAGAAGGTTATTTGTACTCAGAAGAATCACGGAACACGGATATAGTAAGCATATTACGTAACAACAACTTTTACGCAGGTAGCTCAAAGATAATATACAAATTAGATGATTCTTACGAGCTTAGGATTCCTGTAATGAACGTAGGTAAAGACCTTCTTGATGAACCTGCTCAAGATAATATAACTGCTAATTGGATTAGTAAAGGAAAAGTTGTTCATACTGTTGATTTAAACTATTGGGTAGAAGATGGAGGATGGACTTCAGTTCAGTCTTTAAGTACTTTTAATATTAATCCAGACGAGTCTTTTAAAGGTAGGATTAACGATGAGGATGGTGTATTAGAATCATCTCAATGCTTAGAGGATTTCTTTAGTGAATTTAAACTGCTAGAAATAGACAAAATTACAATAAAATCAAGTCTTAATCAAAACCCTACAGTAATACAAGTCAAAACCATAGAAGAATGTAAATATAACCCTTATCGAATAACTTTTAAGAATAGATACGGCGCTATGGAAGACTTATGGTTCTTTAAAAAGTCTGTAAAATCTATAAGCGTTAAGTCTGATGAATTTAGAGCTAATCAAGTTGAACAAAGAGTTAGTGGTCTAGGATTGATAAGGTCTTCTCAAGAATATAATAAAAACGGTTCAACATCTATAACACTTAATTCTGGTTTTGTAGATGAAGCTCTTAACGAGTCTTTTAAGCAACTTATGTTATCTGAAGAGGTGGAATTATATGATTTTAATAATGATGTGTTAAGTGCTGTTAAAATTAAGGATTCAGAGCTTAAATTAAAGACGTCAACTAACGATAAATTAATAAACTACACAATAGAGGTAGAAATGAGTAATAACATAATAGACAACATAGTTTAATGAGATTGCAGCCACAATTATATATAGACACAAGTGGTAATCCGTTAGGAGAACCTACATTTGAGAGAGTTGAGTTCTTTGACTTTGAGTCAATAGAAATAACATCTACCGTACAAGACTTTAGGGATATAAGCAAAGTATTTACAGATTACTCTAAGACATTTAATGTACCTGCATCTAGTACTAATAATAAGATATTTAAGCATTACTATAATTCAAGTATAGTTAATGGTTTTGATGCTAGAATAAAGCAAAAAGCAGAAATACATATAAACGGTATATTTTGGAAGACTGGTTATGTTAGATTAACTAAATCATTGATATCTAACGGTAAAGCAAAATCTTATAGTATTACTTTCTTTGGTAGTTTAACCAATTTAAGTAATGTAATAGGTAATGCAGAGTTATCTGACTTATCTAGCTTAAACAAATACAATCACGAATATGAACAATTAAATGTTTACGATGGTTTTACTCAAGGATTACAGTTAGACGGAGATACTATGAATAATGGGAATGATAGAGATATTATATACCCTGCTATATCTGCTAATGATAAGTGGTATTATGAATCTGGTACTGTTTCAGACCCTATTCCATATAATCAAGGGTATAGCGTTAATCTACACGATGAAGATGAAGACGGTACTTATGGAATTAACTGGTTATCATTAAAACCAGCTATAAAAATTAGACACATAATAGATGCTATACAAGAAAAATATAGTAGTATAAAGTTCTCTAACGAGTTCTTTGGAAGTGATGAGATTGAAGACTTATATATGCTGTTACATAACAATAAAGGTGTATTAGCTCCTGCTTCAAATAGTATGGATGATGTTACTGTTACTTACAGAGTAGGCACAAACAATAGTAATTCTGATTTTGTTTTGTCAGCCAGTAATACAGAGGCTAGACCTCCTAGAACTTATTGGGAAGTACCTAGTGATGGTGCTGACCAAAGAAGAGTGTTTCAATATCATTTAATATTAGATATTAGTAATACAGTTAAGTCTGGTGGTGGAAGTAATCCTAAATATACCGTGTCTGTATTGTCAGATGGTATTGAGATAGATAGGTTTACAAACTTAGAAGGAGATAAACAAGTAACATCTGTATTATGTACTGAAAACGTGAAAGAATGGGATAACCTAAGCGTTAGCATAAGCACTAAGGAAAGTGAGTTGTCTAGTTTTGAATTGAAGTTAGACCTTAAATTTCTTAGATATAAACTACCTTATGACGGTTTTGATAATACTTGTGATGTGAGTAATTTTACCTCAACAGGAGGTGTTCCTGTAACAGAAACTTCAACTTACAGTACCGCTGTATCTGGAACTCAGTCAATGGTTAAGACAATAGAGATAACTAATAATATGCCTAAAATGAAGATATTAGACTTCCTTCAGGGCGTGTTTAAAATGTTCAATCTTACAGCATTACCTAACGAGGAAGGTGTGTTAGAGGTAAAAACATTAAATAAATTCTATTCTGAAGGTAATACTATAGATATAACAAACAAGGTTAATACAGAAGAAATAAGTGTTAACAGAATGGATTTGTTTAAGAATATAGAGTTTAAATTTGCAGACCCTAAAACATTTGGTATAATAAACAACAATGAAGTTTCTGATACAGATTATGGAAACTTAGAATACCAAGCAACAGCAGACGGTACTGATTCTAGTTTAGTTTTTGACGGTAAAGATTATAAGATTAAATTACCTTTTGAAAAGCTATATTATGAGAGATTGTTTGATGAGACTAGCGTATCTTCAAGAACTGAGTTTGGACACGGATGGTTAGCTGATAAAGACCAAAACGAGATACTTACAAAACCTATATTATTTTACAATATTGTTCAGCCAGTAAATACTGCGCTAGAAAACGATTCAGGAGGTCTTACAGGTTTAATAGGCTTTAGAGGTGTAAATAACATAACTCAATACAACAGACCTAGCAATACAAATGCAAAAGAGCGTTATATATCGAACGTATGGACTACTGTACAAGGAACTAAGAGTATAAACTTTAATACAGAGTTTGATGAGTTTACTTTTACTGAAGTTAATCTAGGTTTGTTTAGAAAGTACTATCAGAACTATATATCAAGTATATTTAATAAAGGTACTAGGGTGTTTGATTTAGAAATGAAAGCTGATTTAGCATTCTTATTAAAGTACAATATAAACGATACATTAACTATAAAAGGAGAAGAGTTTTTAATAAATAACATAAGAACAAACCTTAATACTGGTTTAACTAAGTTAGAATTAGTACTTAAATTCTTTATTGAAGATGAAGATAGTTTAGTAGGAGATACATTAACAACACCTACAGGTCTTTCTCAGTTTAGTTCTACGGAAAACATAATAAGATTTAACTGGAACGCAAACCCAATAGGAGAATTAGTTGCAGGATATAAGATATATGTTGATGATTTTACCACTCCTCACGCAACAACCGTAGGGGTAGGTACTAACTATTCATTGTCTGGATTAACTATAAATACATCTTACAATATTAAGATTTCTGCTTACAACTCGCAAGGTCTTGAAAGTAGTTTAACATCAATAGTAGCTATGAACACAGGTGTTGCTGATACATTACCTCCTACAGCACCTACTAATCTTAGAGTTATAGAGCAAACAACTCTATATGTTAAGGTTGAATGGGATGCAAGTACTGATAACGTAGGTGTTACTGGTTATGATGTTTATATAGATAATGGTACTACGGTAACAACTCAAACATCAACGGCAACAACGCACACTATTACAGGATTAGCAACAGGTTCTAAATACCCTGTGTTTGTTAGAGCAAAAGACGCAGCGAATAATTATTCAGCACAATCTAATACAATTTCAGTTAAATTAACAGACCCAACATAATATGATAATAAAACAAGCATTAGAATTATTAGCAGGAGATGACTGGCTAATAGAAGACAAGGATATACAAATAGCAAAAGGGTTATACGAATTACCTACAACATTTGCTGAATTAAAAATGAATAATAAACGTAAAAAACTAGCGAAATAATGGCTGATAGTAACGAAGAAATATTATTAAAGTTAAAGATACAAACTGACAAAGCTAACGCTGCGTTAAAGAAGACTGAAGTAGAAATAAAAAAGACTATACAATCTTTTAGAGGTTTAGAAAAGGGTAGTTTAGATTATCAAGCTGCACAAGCAAAGTTGGCTAAACAACAAGCTACTTTAGCTCAACAGACCGTAAAATATAACAATGCATTAAAGATTCAAACATCTGCTCAATCTAGTGCTGTTAAACAGACGAAGCAATTAAGGAGTGCTTCTGGTGGAGCAACTGCTTCTGTAATGGAGATGGGTAGGGTTATATCGGATGCTCCTTATGGTATTAGAGGTATGGCGAACAACCTTACTCAGTTGGTTTCTCAGATGGGTTTTACTATAAAGTCTGCTGGTAGCCTTAAACTAGCGCTAAAAGAGATGTGGGCAGCTATGATGGGGCCCCTAGGTATAGTTTTAGCGATAACAACGGTTATATCTGCTTTAGACTTCTTTGCTGGAGGTACTAAAAAAGCAAAACAAGAATCAAATGCGTTAAGTAAAACTTTTGGCGAAAACTCTACTAAACTTATGGTCTTAAAGAGTGCGTTAGATGACTCTAATATATCTCTAGAAGATAAAAACGAGTTAGTTAAAAAAGCTAACGAAGAGTTTGAGGATTTAAATATAAAAATAGACGAGAATGGTAGGCTAACAGATGAGTCTGCTAAAGCTATAGATAGATTATCTCTATCTTTTATAAAGAATGCTAAAGCAAAAGCTATCGCTGGTTTAATACAAGAGGAGATGGCTGCACAGGCTAAACTGTCAGTTGAGAACATAGGTACTCAAATAGGTTATTTAGAAGGTTTTAGCTTAGCTGCTATGGCTGCATTTTCTGGTGGTCAAAAAGCGTTTAGTGCTTTCTTAAAGAAAGATAGCGATGACAGAGCAGAAGTTATGGACGAGTCTAGAGAAAGAATTGAAAGATATGTATCAATGCTTAAAAAGAATGGAGGAGAGTTAGCTAAGGAACTTTTTGGAGACAGTAAAGGCACTGGTAAAAATAAAGATAAGAAACTATCTCCATTCAAAACACCTAAAGAATTAGAGATAGATGTAAAGAATGCAGATAATGCAATTATACAATACGAAAGAAAGATAGAAGAATCTAGGTTAAAAAAAGAGCTTAATGATAAATTATCTGAAGCTACATCTGAAGAAGAGAAAAGAAAGATAAGAGAAGAGTATCAGTTAAAGAGACTACAAAGTCAATTAAATGCTGAAAAGAAGATGCTAGAACTAAAGCTATCTACAGAGAAGGCAGTGGTTAACACTAAGAGAAATAATCATATAGATGACTTAAAAAGAGCTACAGAACTTTATTTACTGAAGTTAAAGCACGAAGAAAAATTAGGTAATATTACATCTAAAGAGAGGGATGAATTAAGCCAAATGGCTAAGTCTCAACTACAAATAGCTACTAATCAAGCCAATACCGAAGCAGATAGTGCTATAACAGAGATTAAAGATAAGTATCAAACTTTATTTGGCTTCTTTGAGCAATTAGGTATAGCAAGAAAAGATGCTTTAACTTCTGGATTTGGAGCTAAGAAAGATGATGATAATGAAGAGAAAGGTCCTATAGAGAAAATGAAAGAGAAGTTAGAAGGACTCGCACTTACTACGTCTAGGTATATGGAGGTAGCGTCAGGATTAACTAGCTTCTTAGATGGGGAGTTTCAGAGACAGATGACTATAGAGCAAAATAAAACTAACGCTATAAATAATGAGCTTAGAGAAAGATTAAATAATGAAAACCTATCTGCTGGAGAAAGAAAGAATATCCAATTAAAGATAGCTAGAAATGATGAGGAATTAAGAAAGAAGCAAGAGAAGATACAAAAGAAAAGATTTAAGATGCAAAAAGCTGCTAATATAGTAATGGCTCTAGCTGACACGTACAGAAACGCAGTAACTGCTTACGGTTCTCAATTAATAGTAGGAGACCCTACATCTCCAGCAAGAGGTGCTATAGCTGCTAAATTCGCTATAGCTTCTGGTTTGATAAATGTAGCTATGATTGCTAGACAAAAGTTTCAGTCTAGCGCTGGAGCAGCTCCATCTGCTGGTGCATTAGGTGGTGGTGGTTCTGGTAGTGGTACTGGAGATAGAAGTTTTAACTTTAATTTAGCAGGAGCTTCTAGAGAAAATCAACTAGCACAAACGTTGCAAGGTAGATTTGACCAACCATTACAAGCATACGTTGTTAGTAGAGATATAACTAATCAACAACAGTTAGATATGGATATACAAAACAATGCTAGTTTCGGTTAAAAATAAAACGATAATAATAAAAATAGTTAACTTATTAAATAATATATTATGGATACAATAGAATTAATTATAGACGAACAACTAGGAGAAGAAGGTATAAATGCTATCTCTTTAGTAGAGTTCCCAGCTATAGAAGAAAACTTTGTTGCACTTAGTAAAGACCAACATAAAGTAGAGTTCAAAACTGTAGATAAAGAGAAAAGAATTATTGTAGGATTAGCATTAGTTCCAGATAAGCTCATATATCGTCGTAGAGGCGATTACGAGTATAATATAACATTCTCTAAGGAAACTGTGAGAAAAGCGTCTGAGCTATACTTAAAACGTCTTAAAAACAATAATACAACATTAGAACATCAAGAATTTACTTCTGGTGTATCTGTAATAGAATCTTGGATAGTAGAAGACCCTAAACAAGATAAAACTGCTTTATATAACTTAAATGCTAAAGAAGGAGATTGGGCAGTAGTTATGAAGATAGATAATGATGCTGTATGGCAAGATGTAAAGAATGGTAAATATTTAGGTTTAAGTATTGAAGGTATTTTTAGTGATAAGAAGCAAGAAGATATGAGTGCTATGGAAGATGTAAATATAGAAGATATATCTGAAGAAGAGGCTTACGAAATGATACAAGACATTATAGAGCTTATGGATGAAGAGAAGTTAGCTTCTTATAGTGATTACCCACAAGCTGCTAAAAACAATGCTAAAAGAGCTATAGCTTATAAGAAAAAGAATGGTTCTAGTTGTGGTACTTCTGTAGGTTGGACTAGAGCTAGTCAATTAGCTAGTGGAGCTGCATTATCTCGTTCTACTATTGCAAGAATGGCATCATTTAAAAGACATCAACAAAACAAAGACGTACCTTACTCTGAAGGATGTGGAGGTATTATGTGGGATGCTTGGGGTGGTTCTGCTGGTGTTAACTGGGCAATATCTAAACTTAAAAAGATAGATAATGAGAGCTAAGTATTGTAAATCAAAGAATACATATACTATAAAAGACTGTAAGAATTGTAAGTGTCAATACTATTGGAAACAAGGTATTGGCTCTATACATAATAACGACCACGTATCTAATATTGTTAACGAAGATACTGAAAGGGTAGAAACACATACTGCTTCTGCAAAGACTTCTCAAGAAGGTAGTGTTACGAATATAGATACTACAAGAATTATTAATAATTAAAACTAAATTTTATGTTTAAGAACACTAGCTACAATGTTAGACCAGACAGGCATACGTCTGCCGAGATAGCATTGTTAAAGCCAGAAGAAAGTGTTATCGTTTACGACACAGATGAAAAAGTAAACAAGTTCTGGAATGGAACTTCTTGGGTAAGTGTAAATGGAGAAAGTGGTCAGAACCTAAGAATAGGTAAATTAGTTAGTGGTAATACATTAAACGGAGAAAAGATAGATGAGTTTGCAATATGGGATAGCAATCAAGGTGGTAATATATCTAGCATATACAATAGTGGCTCTACATTTGATTTATCTACATTAACAACAGAACCTAAACATTGGTGGAGAATGGGAGACGGAGATTCATATCCTTACTTGCAAGACAATGGTACTGAGGCTAGTTGCATCTTTCAAATGTACAATATGACAAGTGCGAACATAGTAACTGACACTCCGTAACTATTTGGTTATTAGTGTTATATGCTTGAATATAAAACAGTTAAAATAAAAATAGTTATATTAATATATTAAAATCAATCAATTATGAATAGTAAAGAAATTCTTACAAGCATCAAAGAATTAGTAGGTTTATCTAAGGAAGAAGCTACTAAAGAAGTTGAGGCTACAGAAGAGGTTATCTTATCTACAGAAGTAATTGCTGAAGAAGTTATCGAAGAAAAAGTTGAAGAAGTAGAGTTATCTACAGAAGAGACTAAAGAAGAGGTAGTTGAAGAAGCAGTTGAATTAGCTGAAGAAAAAGAAGAGCCTAAAAAAGAAGCTGCACCTGCAGTTGAAGCACCAGTTCAAATGAACTTTGCAACACAAGAAGAGTTATCTCAAGTTAAACAAGAGTTGTTATCTATGATTAAAGCAATGATGGAAGACAAATCTGATTATGCTGAGGCTGACGTACCTGCTAAATTATCTGCTGAAGAAAAAGAAGCTGTAGAGCTTTCTGAAGAAGTGGAAGAAGAGGTAGTACATTCTCCTGAAAGTGTAACTGAGACTAGACAGAAAAATTTTAACAATAAAGGAATGACTGCTGCCGAACGAGTGTGGTCAATGATTAATAATTAATTAAATTAAATTTAAAATTCGCTAAATTATGGCAACAAGTACAAGTATTACTACTACCTATGCTGGAGAAAGTGCTGGGAAATACATCTCGGCAGCTTTATTAGCTGGTAACACAATCGCTAACGGAGGTTTAACTATTAGACCAAACGTTAAATTTAAAGAAGTTGTAAAAAGATTAGAATTAGACGGTATCGTAAAAGACGGTACTTGTGATTTCGCTGACACTTCTACATTAACACTTACTGAAAGAATCCTTCAACCAGAAGAATTTCAAGTAAACTTAGAATTATGTAAGAAAGATTTCCGTTCTGACTGGGATGCTATCTCAATGGGATATTCTGCTTTCGATAACTTACCTTCTTCTTTCCAAGATTATTTAATTGGACACGTTGCTGCTAAAGTAGCACAGAAACAAGAAATCAATGTATGGAGAGGAGCTAACGCTACTGCTGGAGAGTATGATGGTTTTTCTACTTTATTAGCTGCTGATGCTGATTTACCTGCTTCACAAGAAGTTGCTGGTACTTCTGTAGATGCTTCTAACGTTGTAGATGAATTAGGAAAAGTTGTAGATGCTATTCCTGCTGCTTTATACGGAAGAGATGACTTAATGATTTATGTTGCTCAAAACGTATTTAGAGCTTACAAGAGAGCTTTAGGTGGTTTCCAATCTGGAGGTCAAGGAGCTGCTGGTTTCCAAGATAAAGGAAACAATCAGAATATCAATATCGAGAGCTTTGATGGTGTAAAAATCTTTATGGCTAACGGACTTGCTTCTGATACTATGATTGCTACTACTAAAGATAACTTACATTTCGGTACAGGTTTAATGTCTGACCAAAACGAAGTTAAGATTTTAGATATGGCTGACTTAGATGGTTCTCAAAACGTAAGAATCATAATGAGGTTTACTGCTGGTGTTCAGTATGGAATTGTTGAAGATATCGTAACTTACGGAATCTCTAACTCTGCTAACTAAGATTAGTATAAATAAACTAAAAGGGTAGGTTTAACTATCTGCCCTTTTTATTAACTTTTAAAAATATAATATAATGAGTTGTGATATTTCAAGAGGACGTTTAGAGCCTTGTAAAGATTCAGTTGGTGGATTAAACGCTGTTTATTTCATTAACAAAGGAGGAATAACTGCTGGTTATGACGTTACTGATACTGACGTTATTGATGACCTAGGTTCTCCTACTGCTTATAAATTTGATATTAAAGGTGGTTCTACATATACAGAAAACATTACCTCTTCAAGAGAGAATGGAACTACTACCTTTGAGCAAGTTTTAGAGCTTCAATTGACAAAATTAACTAAAGAAGACCACAAGACGGTTAAGTTATTAGCTTACGGTAGTCCTCACATTTTAATCGAAGACAATAACGGAAACGTATTTGTTGCAGGTTTAGAACACGGATTAGATGTATCTGGTGGTACTATCGTTTCTGGAGCTGCTATGGGAGATATGAGCGGATATACTTTAACATTCTCAGGAATGGAGAAGGCTCCTGCTAACTTCATAAAAGATGGAGACTTAGCTGCTGCTGGTGTATCAGTTACTGTTGGTGTTTAATAACCAATAAATCAATTATTTAAAAGCCTTGCATTATGTGAGGCTTTTTTTATTATAAAACAAAATAATTAAAACTAGTTATCTTAGTATGATAATATTACAACCAATAACAACATCTCAAACTATATCTATAATGCCTAGAGTAGACTTATCTACTGTAATAACATTATCTATTAAATTAAGAAGAGATGGAGATGCTAAGTCAGATACAATAACTGACGCAGTAGTAGGTAGTGATAATGATTTCACAACATTAGAATTCTCTAGTTCTATATTTTCTGAAGGCTCTACTTATTTTATGGAGATAGAAGCTGACGACAATCTAGCATATAGAGATAAAATATTCTGTACTAGTCAAGATGATTATACTGTTAAACATATAGTATCACAAGACAGATATATACAACCTACAGGAGAGATAAATGATAACACATATATTATATAATGAAAGATAATAAGAAGCAACAAAATGTAAGGATACTTAATTTATCATCTTACGAAGCACCAGAAGTAAAAGAAGTTCACAATAGAGATTGGGTTTCTTGGGGTGCTGATAATAATTATTTTGGTAGACTTATAGAATTAGATACTTCTAGCCCAACTAATGCTAGATGTAATAACGGTATAGCTGATATGGTATTTGGTAGAGGTATAGAATCTACTAACTCTGAGTTATTACCAGAACATTATGTAAGAATGAAAAAACTATTAAGACCTAGAGAAATTAAAAAGGTAGTAATAGATAGAAAGAAATTAGGACAAGGTGCAATTAAACTAACCTACAATAGAAATAAAACTAAGATATTAAAAGTATCTCACTTTCCTATGGAGACTTTAAGAGCTGAGAAAGCTAACTCTAAAGGAATTATACAAGCATACTACTACCATCCTAATTGGGCAGATGCTAAACCTAGTGATAAGCCTAAAAGAATACCTTGTTTCAAACACGGAGGTAAATCACAAAGAGAAGAGATATATGTAATTAAGCCTTATAGAAGTGGTTTCTACTATTACTCTACTCCTGATTACCAAGCTTGTTTACAATATGCTGATTTAGAATGTGAAGTATCTAACTACCATATATCTAATATACAAAATGGATTAGCTCCTAGTTTATTTATTAACTTTAACAATGGTATTCCTAACGAAGAAACACAAGGTGCTATTGAAAGAAAGATTAATGATAAGTTTTCTGGTAGCTCTAATGCAGGTAGAACTATTATAGCATTTAACGAGTCTAAAGAAACTCAAGCAGAAATAGAAGCTATACACTTACCTGATGCTCACGCACAGTATCAATTCTTATCTGATGAAGCTAGAGAAAAGATTATGTTAGGACACGGTATTGTATCTCCTATCTTATTAGGTATTAAAGACAATACAGGATTTGGTAACAATGCAGAAGAATTAAGAACAGCATCTGTATTAATGGACAATGTAATTATTAGACCATTCCAAGATGAGATTAAATACTGTTTAGAAGATATATTAGACTTTAACGGTATTACACAAGATTTATACTTTGTAACATTACAACCAATAGAGTTTACAGAATTAGATAACATATCTACTAAGATTAGAAAAGAAGAAGAAACTGGAGAGAAATTATCTTCACAAGTTAATGAGGACTTTTCTGAAGAACAAGGAGATGATATGCTAGAGCAGTTAGAAGGCTTAGGAGAGGTTTTAAGCGATGATTGGGAAGTTGTGCATAGCGAAATATATTCAGAGGATATAAGTGACGTTAGAATGGCTACAATTAAGTCTAGCAACAAATCATCTAAAGAGGATAGTGATATCTATAAAATTAGATATGCTTATATGCCAGTAAGAAGTAATCCTAATAGTAGAGACTTCTGTAAAAAGATGGAAACATTTACTTCTAGAAATATAGTATTTAGAAAAGAAGATATTAATATGATGTCTTTTAGAGGTGTAAATAAAGAGTTAGGTCATAACAAACAGAACTATAGCTTACTTAAATTTAAAGGAGGTAAAAACTGTCATCACTACTGGGAGTTAAGAGTATTTAAATTAAAAGGAGATAAAAGAGTAGACCCTAATTCAGCTTATGAGAAAGGTTTAAAACAACCTAACAATCCAGATGAAATGGGAGAAAGAATGATTGACAGAGATGATAACGGTGCTTACAGAAGTACATTAAGTAAAATTAAAAACATATTAGGACTATGAAAGCATTATTCATAAGTATAGCAGACTTAAAAGCTAAGTCTATAATAGACGGTAACACAGATGCAGATAAGCTAATTCATCAAATTGAAGTAGCACAAGATATGCATATACAAAACTACTTAGGTGGTAAACTATATGACAAGCTACAAGACTTAATATTATCTGGAGATATAGACTTACCTGCTAATAGTGATTATAAAGCTCTTAGAGACGATTATATTAAGCCTATGCTAATATGGTTCACTCAATTAGAGTACTTACCATTTGCTATGTTTAAAATAGATAATGGAGGTATAAACAGACATAGAGGACAAGAGTCAGATACGGTAGACTTTAGAGATGTAGATAGAATGCAGAGTAAGATTACAGATAGAGCAGAGTTCTATACTAAAAGATTTATAGATTATATCTGCTTTAACAGCCAGAAGTTTCCAGAGTACAATAATAATAGTAATGGAGATATGTATCCTGATAAAGATGCAGATAGCTTCTCAAGTTTTGTATTATAAGATGAAGAGAAAGTATAAAACAAAGAAAAAGAATATAGTAAATTTAGATAAATTCTATAATAAGTTTAATAAAGAAATAAAAGACAAAGACAATGGCAAACGAAATATACGAGAATAGTTGGTGGGGTAGTCCTACTTCTACAGGTTGGGGTAGTATTTACTATGAGTATGCAGTAATAGTTCCCTCTGAAGTAACAACTAGATTTAGTGATAGAGTAATTGCTGATGGTGGTGTAGTAGAGTCTTTAGATTGTATTGATAGAAATATTGATTTAAAATCTGATAACTGGACTTATTACTTTAGAGTAACTGATGATGGAGGTATAGTAGAATCTTTAGAATGTGTAACAATATAAATAAAAATAATATAATTAAAATAAATTAAAAATGGCAATACCAAGTTTAGCAATGATACCTTCAGGGTATAAAGACGGGAAAGTATATAGTGTACTTCCTAGCAATGGAGACGGAGACTTTACGTTCTCTAGAGGCTCTAATGCAACAAGAGTGAATAAAAATGGTTTAATAGAAACAATGCCTTTAGAGCTAGGAGAAGAGTTAGTTACTAATGGAGATTTTGCAACTGATAGTGATTGGATTAAGGGAAGCGGTTGGAGTATTAGTGGTGGTGAAGCAAATTGTTCTGGTAGTGGTACTGGTCAAGTTTTATACCAGCAGAATATAATGCCTTTAGGTACTAAATATAAAATAACAGTTACAGTATCTTCGTTTGTATCTGGATATTTATCTGCTTTCGGAGGGGATTGGGATACTGAAATTATACAATCAAACGGCACTTTTACAAGATACACGAAATCTCTTTCTGTAAATACTGGTTTTGTTGGTAATAATTTCATAGGCTCAATAGACAACGTATCAGTAAAAGAAGTTATATCTGGCTTAGACACACCTAGACTAGACTATTCAGATAGTTCTTGTCCTAGTTTATTATTAGAGCCACAGAGGACTAATTATTTAACTCAATCTAATCAGTTTGATACTACTTGGAATTTAGATAATATAACTATTTCAAGTAATGAAACTGGTGTTGGAGGAAGTGTAGATGCGTGGAAATTAATTCCAAACACAGTAAATACATCTCATAGAATTACAAATTCAATAAGTGGTACTCAAAATTTAGCGGTTACTTTATCTGTTTATGCTAAAGCAGATGGTTATAACTTTTTAAGAATTTCTGAAAATGGTTCTACTGGAGATTATGCAACATTTAATATTTTAGATGGTATCGTTGAAAGCAATACAAGTTCAGAAGCAAAGATTGAAAGCGTAGGTAATGGATGGTACAGATGTTCAAGTTCTATTATCGCAACCACATCTCATAGGTTTGATATGTATGTAATGCAATCTGCCACAATTCAAGAACCTTGGTCTGGAGATGGAACAAGTGGAATTTATGTGTTTGGCGCACAAGTAGAAGAAGGCGGTTACGCTACATCGTATATTCCTACATCTGGAAGTGCAGTAACGAGGTTGGGTGATGAGTGCACTAATGCAGGTAACGACCAAGTAATAAACTCTAGTGAAGGTGTGTTATATGCAGAGATAAGTACAAAAACAGATGATGCAGATAAGGCTATATCAATAAGCGACGGAAGTACTAACAATAGAATATGGGTTGGTTATAGTACTATTAATAAGAGAGCTTACGCTTTAGGTTATTCGGGTAGCACGCTTCAGTTTGTTTTTTTTAAAAATTTAGTAAACGAAGAAGATATGATTAAAGTAGCTTGTAGATATAAACAAGACGACTTCAGTTTTTGGGTTGATGGTGTTAAAGAAGGAGAAGATACAAGTGGATTGACCCCCATAGGTATGAATGAATTAAGTTTTAATATAGGAACTGTTAGTGGTAGTTTCTATGGAAACGTTAAAGACGTAAGAGTTTACAACACAGCATTAACAGATGCAGAATTAGAAGAATTAACAACACTATAAAAGTAACAATTACCCTCGTTTAACTATCGGGGGTAATAATAAATAAATAATTATGATATAT